ACGCATTATTGCCCCCAGACTTTAGTGCCAATAGGTTTAGACGTTACATTAATAGCTACATGTTGTTTAGGCGTAGATAAATCCGCACCACAATCGTTGCATTTTTGTGCAGCTAACTCGGCTTCATCCACATCACGGCTACAGCTAGGGCATAGGATTTCTACCTTATGCTTAGCTACTAAAGTACCGTCTTCTAGTTTTACCGCAGCGTTGTCTTGAATCATTTTACTATTCCTAATTCCAATACTTCTTTATAAGTAAGTGCTTCAGTGGTTAATGTAAGCACTATTCTATCTTCGTTACTATCTTTAGTAACTCTTACCAATCCATGAGGTTTAGTTACATCCAATAGGTAAACATCGTTAGGTTCGGCAATAAAGTTACCTATTTCGGTAACGTCTTCATGGTTATAAATATTGCCGTTAGTTTGATTTTTTATCTTCTTTAGTGTGGGACTACTATTGACAACTTTGTAAAAACTAGTTTTAAAATTATTAGGTTTTAAGTAAAAATTAATACAACAGAAAATTCCACTATCTGTATGAATAGCTACGTCTGAGTTTACTACCATAAGAGCCAACGAAAAATGCCTATGGTAGTTTTTAGGAATAATACTAAAGATAGAATCTTTAGCGGGGGTATTTACCGAGTAGTATTGTAACCCCTTGAATCCTTCAGAAGTATCATACCCATACCCAATATTTCTTTGCCCTTGAATAAAATCCAAAACTTTTATGTCTGTATTTATTTTTGTAAATGGCATTTTTTAAATTATTTAATAGTTAGGCTTGTGTCGATGCTTGACGGAATCCAAGCATAATCACCGTGTTCATTAACTATTTTTTCATCAACGGTATGTGTGTTTAAAGCGTAAAACTCTTTAATATAGCTTAACAATGCTTCACGAGCTTCTTCTTTTGTGCTACACTTTGTGTAAGACCCGGTTAACGGATTAAATACTTGATAATTCATAATAATCCTATTCTATAACTATTGTTGATAAGAAATCTTCATTACAATCAACCCACATAGTATTGCCGTTTTCATCTTCATGCTCTTCTTTAACATTAAAATTATGTTTAACAAGAAGCTGTTTTACTTGGTCTATAAGAAACGCTTTTACTTCATCTTTGTTTTGTAATTCAACTGTTTCGTTAGTTATAAAGTTTATTGCTTTATATTTCTCAACAGATATTTCAGAACCGTTTTGTTTAACAAACATGGGGGTATGCTTTAATGATATTACCCAAGCCGCTTCTTCTCTATAACCACGTTCCCTAAGCCTGTCAGCAGCTTCGTCTAGCGATAAACCATAGTTATTAAGGTCATTCATTAGTGTTCGGCCCTGTTCACAGAAATCTACGCTCTGTAAGAAAGCATCTATTTGTTCGTTTGTCCATCCAATCATGCCATCACCTCAAATTCTTTAACAACTTTATCAAACGGTAAATCAATAAAATAAACCTGAATCATATCTCTAATATAGTCTTGCTCAACACTAGCCGCTACTTGGTGCGGCTGTATAGTAGTTAATATCCAAGCATCGTTATCTGAAGCTTTAAATGACTCAACTTTTGTAAGACCATCCGTTTTTATCATTCTGTATAAGTTATGGTTATCTATAACCGCTTCATCGTCTGTCTCTAAGGCACCTTCATAAAAAGAAGTCTCTTCGCCATTTGTTTTTATGTAAAAATTTAAAACACATTTCTCTACTGTATGCACATGCGGCTTAATATCGTTTTCAAAATGTGTTAAATCAATAGTTGTTCGACTAATAGCAATATTTGCAGTTTGAAGAGCTTTAGGTAGCGCAGCTCTAATCATGTCTTCTTGTCGCTTGGGTATGTAATACCTGACTAAAGCCGGGTCATCTTCTTCTTTACGTTTAGCGTGTTCAGTCAGCACAACAGTCGCTTTGTGCATATACCTAAGTTCAGGAGAAAATTTTACTTTAGCCGCATATTTCATTAGCTTACCGCCCCGTAAACACGAGTTGTATTGCCTGAAGTCCAAGTGAGAGATTTTCCGTTTAGGTTGACCGCTTTACCACCACTACCGGCGCCATAACCTCCTGAACCACCACTAGACCCCCAGCCACCACCACCTCCAGCTCCCCGACTACTAGACCCGGCACTACCACCAGCATTTGCGCTACCGCCTGCTCCGCCGGGATAATCAGAACTATTTTTACCCACAGTCTCTCTACTACCACCACCACCACCACCAGCACCGCCACCACTACCGGCACCGGCAGCTCCTGCACCTGCTCCACCTGAGCCCGGCAATATTCTACCGCCACCACCACCGCCGCCACCAGGGTTGCCACCACCATTAGAACCACTAGCACCAAGTCCACCACCACTACCGCCACCACCACCAGTACCACTACCACCATTACCGGCACCAGCACCACCACCGGCACCACCGCCGCCACTGTTGCCACTACCACCACCGCCGCCACCACCGCCGCCAGCAATATAGGCAGAGCCGTTTGTGTTGTTAATAGTGCACGCTGACATCCCAAAACCAAGATTTAATGCCGGTCCACCTGATGAACCTCCACCACTACTGCCAGCACCGCCTACACCGCCTTGACCAAGAATAAATCCGTTATTTACGATGGTTAACGTATCGCCTGTTGTACCACCAGATAGATTTAAACCGTACCCGCCAGTAGTTGTTGCATAAAGATAAACACCGCTATTAATAGTTACAGTAATGTCAGATTTACCTGAAACATAGCCACCAATCGCAGAAAGATTTAATGTTGCATTGGCTGTATTTGATGAGAATGTGGAACTAATAGCAACTCTGTTAGTTTTATTCTGCAAGTTCTGCATTGAAATAACTGTACCAGAACCACCAACACCCGCCAACGTACGCACGTTAGCATCGTTCATAGTAATTAACGTAGTACCTGATAAGCCTAACTCAACGTTTACATCATTAAGTGATATTTGTCCTGAAGGCGTTGTCATTATTTAGCCTCCAAAACCTCTATACGTTTAACAAGCTCAGCAATAGCCGCAAAAGCTAATGCACTTAATTTTTCATAGTCTACTGCTAATGACCCGTCTGGACGGGTTCTAATTGCTTGCGGAAATACTGCTTGTACATCTTGAGCAATTACACCAAAGTCGGCTTTCTGAATAAAATATCCATCTTCACCGCCGTGCTCAGCAATGTAAGCATCAGTCCAATCAAAGTATTTACCACCAATAGCACTTACTTTAGCTGTTGCATCATTAATAACACGTACGTTTTCTTTAAACTTAGCGTCAGATGAGTAGTAAGCCGTAATGTTGTTTGTAGCACGAATCTCACCGGTTGTACCTGAAGCTGCTGTACCTACTCCAAACGAACCAACTTGGTAGCTTGTACCTGTACCTAATGCAGTAATACCAGAACCAGAACCGTTAAAAGTTGTAGCGTTACAAGTAGTTGAGCTAAGAGTTGTAACCGTAACTGTAGCCGCAGTAAAGTTACCTGAAGCGTCACGAGCTACAATTGTGCTTGCGCCGTTAGCTGAAGCTGCTGTTGTATTGGCGTTTGGTAATGTACCTGATACGTTGCTTTGTAAGTTACAGTAAGTAGTTGCGTTTGAGTTAGTACCACCATTAGCAATTGGCAATATACCTGATACATTGCTTTGTAAGTTAGCGTAAGTTGTAGATGTTGAACCTGTACCGCCTGAAGCAGTTGGTAAGGCTGAACCTAAAGTCAATGAAGTTAAATGGGTAGATACATCAACTACGTTTGTGCCGTTGTTATAAACCCACATTGTTTTACCGGCTGGAACCGCAATACCTGTACCGCCAGAGTTCTTAACTGTGATGGCATCGGCGCATCCGTTGTTAACAATATAAACTTTTTCAATGGCAGGAACTATCAAGTTCTGAGCACCACCAGATGTACCTGTTAAATTCAAACGTAGATTACGAGCTGTCTGTGTAGAGTTAGAATCTGTAAGGGCTAGCGTTACAGTAGTACTAGCAAAAGTAACATCCGCCGAGCCAACAATAGCTTCTTCTAAAGCAGTGCCTAAGTTTACGTTAGTAACGTTACCCCATGTGCCCGAGTTTTCACCCGTGGTCATGAGCTGAATTTTTAAGTTTGAATATGTACTTGCCATTTATTACTCCTAAGCCGCTATGGGCACCCAGTTTGGTGTTTGTGATGTATCTATCAAGCCCCAGACCAGAGGTCTAGATACTCGACCGGTAGCGCTCACACCCGTTAATGTTACAGTAGCCTTACCATTTATAGCAACACTACCTAAAGAAATTGTTCCTGCAACGCCTGTAACTTGAACAGTGTTACTTGAAGCCTGTGTTACTTGCCCTAGAGCTACTGTGCCAGCTACTCCTGTTACGTTAACAAAAGCTATACCCGTTACGGTTACACTGCCTACGCTACCTGAAGCACTTACACCGGATGGAGAAGCATTTGCTTTACCATCTATTTCTTCTTCGCCTAAAGCCGTGTTACCTTGTAACCCTGTAAGTACTATGCTTGCCCTAACGGAGCTTGTTGCTGTTCCTATTTGACCAACACCGCCAACACCCGTTACATTTGTGCTTACATAAACTCCACTTGCTGCTGTACCTATTTGACCAACACCGCCAACACCCGTTAAAACTATATTACCTTTACCGGAAACGGTTACTGAACCAATATTTATAGTAGCCGCTTCACCAACCACCCCGTGATTAGAACCAGCATCGACAGCTACTCCATCTCCAATAGCACCTAATGCGGCTTCACCGGTTAAAACTACGTTAACACTTTCCCCACCTTCTCCGAAGGGTCCACTACCCCAGGTACCTTCGTTCCAGGCTAACGCCATTTTTAAGCAATACGAATAATAGCGTTAGACGCATCAAATGCTGGGAAAATAATAGTAAAGTCGCCTGCAGTAGATGTCTTATCACCACCAAAATCCAATACACAAACAGCAGCGTTCGTTAAAGCAGCGTTTGAGTTATCGTTAGCAGAAGGTGTTGTGTTATAAATCAACGCGCCACGCGCTGTTGTAGTAACGTTTGAGAATGTCAAATCGCTAAAATCAGTAAAGCCTGTACCAGCAGTAGCGTTAGTAGCAGTTGTACCAACACCAATGTTAGTCAAAGCTGCGCCGCCAGCAGTAACGCCAGTAGCTTCGTTTGAAGCTGAGTAAGTAGTTGTATTAGCATCTAATGAAGCTGAAGATGTATACAAAGCTAATTTGAAAGTGTCTGCACCTGATTGTGCTGCTGGACGGAAATCGTGAACGCCTAACAAAAGTTGAGCTTTGAAAGACGTGCACATTGCTTGAGTAATAGCCATTTAAGGACTCCTTAATCTTTTAATAAAATAGTTAACTCAGGATAACCAGCTTCTCTTAGACGATTAGCAATGGTCGTACGGTCTGAGCGGACCGCTTGTTGCAAATACTGCAATAAAACAACCCGTAAGTTATTTTTAAATGCTTCTGCTTGGTCACGAATCACTGGGTGAGACTTTGACCCAACATAAACAATCTTGTCTAGCGCCATTTCGGCTAACTCTTCTGGGGTAAAACCGCGCCCAGATGTTGAAAGCACTGAAACATTGCCGCCTATAAATCCATCTACTGTATCTAAGTTCATTGTACTGGGTACCTTGCTTGGGTTGTTCTATAAGTGTCTTGGCGGTTCTTACCTTCGCCAAGCTGTTTCAACTGCGATAGTGCTTCATTGTAACGAGCCATATAATTCTGAATAACGTCAGTTTCACCTTTCATGAAAGTATATGCTTCCAAGAGAGAGCCGTAAAGTAAAACAGAATCAAAGTTATCACCAAGCCACGAAGTACCACTTGGTGAATTAGCAATAGAAATTGGATAGTAGAAGTAATGCAGCTCCATGTTGTAATCAGCGTCAGGAGTTGGTCCTACAATAAATGTCGTGTCGTCAAATATGGCGTAATACTTAGGCGCACCTGTAGCCGTTGGTACCGGATAGCACTCACGGATGTATTCAACATCTTTATTTAATAGGTACGTTTGCGCCCCAGTAACGGGGTCAATTGAAGCTAAAGAGAATGTTGCTAGCCAATCTGAAGGTACGTTTAAAAACCTATTACCCGTTGTACACTGCCCAGTCACGTTCTTGCGAAGGTCTGGAAGTTGAATTGAATTAAAAATACGCTGTTCAGCTTGGTAAATAAAAGTATTAATTTGAGCAGTTCCACTAATCGTGGAGGTGCCCGTACCCGCTGTATCCGTCCAATCCTGATTAGGAAAGTCGTTTTCAACGTAACTTTTAATTAAGCCAAACAGCGTTGTATAATTCATTCGGGTTTACCCTTAAGCCATTGGTCCGCGTGCTTTAGTGCCCTTAGTAGCTGCACCTGTGCCGCGAATCTTCATTTCGCCATGTTTATTAATTGGCTCGTAGTTACCCTTGCTGTAGCCACTAACAGACATGTTTACTTTATCCATACCATTACCTGGTTTAGTAACTGCATCTTTAGCAGTTGTAATTGTCTTACCATCCATAGTATGTGGTTTTGCGTAAACTTTAGCAGGTCCTACTTCTTTACCGCCTTTTTTCATACTGTATGCCATGATTAACCTCTTTTCTGAGCAGCGACTTTAGCTAAGCCACGACCCATAGTTTTCATATCAATATTCTTTTTACCGCCTTTAGAGCCGCTATGCTTAGGGCCGTTTTCAATCCCTACTGATGGGCCTGAATTACCAAGGTTTTTACCCTTAGTTTTGCCTTGTTTAGTAATACCGTCTGCGCCTGATTTATATCCCATGATTACTCCTAAGTAGTTGTTATTGTTACTGTACCAAGTTGTCCCTGCGCTAGCAAGTTATTTGGTGTTAAACCGCCATCATATCCCATTCCAACAGGATTCCACCCCCATTGTATTTGTCTACTACCCCCACTAGGAAACCCTATACCCTGAACACTAGTGCTATTTGTTAGTAATTCTTGCAAGCCTGTTGTACCAGAAACCAAATAACTTAAATCAGGACGCGGTTCACGCACTGCCTGTGGGTCATTCACTGGATACATACCTAATTGCAACTGCGGCTGGTCAGGGTCCCAACAAGTTTTACAGACCTTAATCTTAAAAGGTTTGGTCTTAACTGTTTGTGTACGCAACTCCTTTAGCTTGTAACGCTGGTCACAGCGGTCACATTCGGCAATTGCATACTTACCTGACGCAAATTGATTAGGCATTATCTATAGTAAAACATGTTTCTTGGTACAAAACGTACCGGTGCTTTGTCTCGGTCTTCAGAAGACGCCAAGTCCCACTGCTGCTCATAATCAGCTTTTAACATTGCAATACGGTCAGGAGTTACTTCAGGCTTCTTCATAGAAAGGTAATACGCAAGTCCTGCAACTGTGCAAGGAATCAAGCGGAACGGAATATCTTGTTCATAAGAGCCACCTTCACCAGCATCCTGCATGCGGCGTAGTCTGTAATACACAAACATATACTGGTCGCCAGGAGGGTTAGGAGTCGGCCATACGTTAATGCATGGTAGGTTCTGTTTAGTAATTGCGGCTCCACTCACATGGGCTGCGGCTGTAGTGCCGTTCTGTCCACGGTAGCAGTTAGTCAGAGTATTACCAACAATATTCACATAGCTGATAGTCTCGTTATCAATCTTAATGAAACCAGTTGTGGATAGACCACTAGTTGAACTAACAATAATAGATGTATCAGTAGCACTGATATTACCGTTTAAAGTAACGGTTGTTGCATTGTCCATGCCTGACTGACGGTTTACGTACACCTGAATAGGGCGTCCAGTCGTAAGCTTGTTAGGAATCGACATGTAAGTTGGCTCAGCAATACGGCTGATATTGATGTCAATCTGGTTGCTTGTACTTGCGTTGTTTTGACGAATAACCATATCCATCAAGTCAACTGTATCTGTAGGAAGCGGATATAAGGCTTGTCCAGTCACCATTGGAATCTGCCCTTGCTCAACTGTCCACAAGTTAATACCGCGGTTAGACCACTCTATCAGCAACAAGTTCATTGAGCGACGAGCTGTTCTTAAGTCGTAACCTGAACGAATCTCTACCCCGCAACGCTCGTAAGCCTCTTCGGCTATGTCACGGAATTCTAAGTTAAACGCTGTTGAGCCGCTGGTTGACATTATTTAACCTTCCGATATGGTTTTACTTTTTGCTTAATACTTTTAGGCTGGGCTACAAACTGTTTTCCAGCTGCTTTTCCTGT